AATGGTGAGTCATCATCTTCCATCATTCCATTGTCTGATTGACCTAATATATTCTTACCAAGCCAGATACCCATAACTGCATTACCCTTCTCTGCTATTCCCCATTGTATCTTTCTTAATCTGATTTTACCTTCACTTCTACCTTTTTTCAGATATTCGGAATAACCTTTTCTAATGGTGCTTTCATCACACCCATAAAAATCACTAATTTCTGTATTAGTACACCCATAACTAGCTAGTTTGGTTATTTCTTCTGGATTGATATTGTATTCTTTAGGTCTTGCCATTAATGATATGTAATATTAGGTTGAAGTTTTAACCCCATGAGATCCATTACTAACTGCAATCCTTTTTCAGCATCTACTTTGCTTTCAAAGTTTGCATATCTAATAAAAGCTGAGAATGTTCCGTCTTTTTCCTCAACAATTATATAGTGTTCTGGTTGTGGCTCATGTTCCATATCTGCAAGATAGTTTAATCTGATTGTTTTGCAAGTGCTTCAAGTTTGTCTAAGTCCTGCTTACTCCAGATTGGTAATCTAATTCCTTTACGAAACATATCAATATAAGATTTTAATTTATAATCTTCCTCTTGTTCTTTTGAATATTCTTTAGGTTTTTCGTCTAAATACTTCTCTGCTGATAACCAGAATGCAGGTTGTTTTGCAAACTTCTTCTCTCCAATAGAATTGTAGTAATTATTATATGCTTCAGCTAGTTCTTTAGGTTGTAATATCCATTCTTTATCAAGTTTTTGGTAATTTTTAAATGCCTGTCCTTTACTGATTTTATTACATACTAAACCCCAAAACTGTTCAAACATTGTAAGATTAAAAGCAAGGTCTTTATCTTTATTAGTTTTAGTTATAGTAGTAGTTCTTGTGGCATTTCGTTTGCTTTGCGTTTGCATTACATTCGCATTAGGTGTTCGATCCCCTTTTGGTTCACTATCTGACCTCTCTACAACACCCCATCTTGCCTCTGCTGATTTAACAGCTTTAAATGATACTTCCATAGCATATTCATATTCCTTTAACATTCTTTTCTGATAAAACCCTTTGTCATCCTCTGTCCAGAATAACTTTAGTATTTTATCTACCAGAGCATCATTAGGTTTCTTAGGTAAACAATAAATAATATCTTTATCCTTTGGTAAATAAGCGTCATGTGTCCAAGCATAAAAGATCATTCTCATATATAGACCTAGTTCTTCTTCTGATAGATAAACTGTGTCTGAGTTAAACGCATCTACAAATAAATTCATCTTAGGTAATTTTGCCATCTTTTTTTCTCCTGTTAAAACATTTTATACATAATCTTTGAAGATATGAATGGTGAACTTCTTGAACTATAATCATACACATAGCTTTAGTATATTTTTTCTTACAGTCCAAGCAGTCCACTAATTTAAGTTGCTCTTTAGAAAATATTGCCACTATCTTCCAATAAGCGTATAGACAGCATATTCTTTACCTGTTGATCTGTCTTTTTCTGTATGTTTTTCGATATTTATACCTCGTTCTTTGAGATCAAATATTCTTGCTGACAATCTAAAACACCCATACAAACTAAGTGCTTGTAATGGGTTAATTGTTCTTTTTTCTATTAGATGATCTAATATTCTTTCGTTTTGGCTTCCTTTTTTCATAAATATTCTCCTTGTAATGTTTGTAAATTTGTCCTGCGTAAATGTCTGGATCTACTTCCATCATCTCCCAGAACTTTTTCTCTCCATACTTAGTATGAATTTTGACATGGCAATTATAACAGACAACAATTCCTCTACTGTCATCTCTTAACATAGCACCATATCTTGGGTATTGAATATGGTGGAACTGTCTTGTTTCACTCATATTGTTATATCCCATGAGTTGGCATGGATAACATGGAAAGTTATCCAAACACCAAATCATGTATTTTTTGTCTTTAATAATCAAAATGGAATATCATCATCAATCACAGGTTTTTTTACTTCTGGTTCTGTAATATGATGTAGGTTTTTTTCTACTACTTCCCTTTGATTTGCCCAATACTCACTCTCTCTAATAGAAATACTGAGGCGGTGTGTAGGCTCTCCATTTTTATCCAAAAAAGGATTTTTCTCATAGTCATGTGTATTTTTAAACAATGACATTTCATACACAGTATCAGCTTTCAACACGATATCGTGCTTTGGTTGAAACTTACTGTTTGTGTATGGTGGTGCTAATGGATTTGTTTTTTTATTCTCATTAATAAATAAAGTTAGATTTACTTTTGTCATAATTCTAAACCCCCTATATTATCATCTAATATTTCTGCTGTAGTTTGTTTTTTTGCAGGTGCTTTTGCCTGTGGATTTGAAAACTCACTATCTTCATCTGTGCCTATACTAGTCATAAATAGTTTCATCAAAAGATATTTGTAAGCATAAGAACACGCTTTACCAAATCCTTTATCTGATTGATCTATTCCATGACCTACATAATCACCAATAGTCATTCTATCTTCTGGCATATCTACATTGATGATTTCTGCGTTCATTTTTACAAGTGTTAAATTACCTTCTTTTGTGTGTTCAAGAACTCTTGGTATTATTAGCACTTTGTTTTTTTGTAGCTGTGATTTTACTTTATCGTTTACTTCATTCCATGATGTAATTTTATATGGAACACCTTTAGTTTTACCCTGTTGGATATCCTCAAGGGTATGTGTTATGTCATGTAGTTTTTCAACTAATGTCATAGGTTTTTGAGTAGTCATTTTTATTCTCCTGTTATAATACTGTGTCCTCTGTTAGTCAGACACTTGTTTACCATAGCTTTGTATGAATATTCCGCTTTATCTGGAAACCATAAAAGCTGTGGTCTTACATACCAATTATAAGCATATTTTAATGGCTCATAAACAGGTGTGTTTTCTTTGGCTAGTGTTTTGCAGTGTTGCAAATCATTTGTTATTTGATCTGCTCTTGACTCATCAAAACTGCCGCTCTTTCCTGCTGTATCAATCACAGGGTTGTAACCGCATGACGTAATCAGTAGCATAATCAAGTATAGTTTTTTCATCTATTATTATCCTCTCCTGTGAACATATTGGATATTCTTTTTCACCATAATTTATATAAAGCCTATAAATTATTGGCATGAATGGTTTTAGTTCTTCTGGCATTATCGTTTATCCAAAAAACAAGTATTAACCATCTGTGTAAAGATATCGTGCATTGTTGCAGTCATATCTTTCTTTTGATAAGCCTTTTTGATCTTATCAATATCAGAAGTTTTGACACGAATTGTTGTGTACTTTTCTGATTTCTTTTTTCCTGTAAATTCAAGAATTGTCATTTGTTTCTCCCTTCTACTCTATAAAGTATTTTGCCTTTTCTCTGTTTCTATAATTATGGACATGTAGAATACTTCTTAAAATATCCATAGTTTGATATGCGTCTTTCCACTCGTAAGGAAATCTCTCAAAGTTATCTATAAAGCGATAGGTATCGAACTCTTTAACACTTTTTAGTTTCATCAATGCTCTGATAAAATATTGTCTATTCCAAATCTTTTTATCAATACCAGAACCTTTGAAAAGTAAGATCAAACCTTTAATCATTTCATAGATATTTTCTGGAATTAATAACTCACCTTTTCTAAAGTGATTATTTGAACATTGAACGCCTCTTACACCTTTTGCAAATTCACTACAAGCATGAAGAATAAAAGAATGTGATACTCCAAGTTCAATCAATGACATATATCTTCTATAAGATAGATCATCATGTTGAGCATAAGAGTTCCCTACATTTACTGCTGTCCAATTTTTTTGATCTTTATTAATTGCTCTTATTAGATCTAAAATACCTTCAGCAGTTGAATGAATATCATCTAAGATATATTTGACAGGTATTGATAGATTTTTACAAGCAAGTAATCTGTGTTGCCCATCTAAAACACCCTTATCAGTAGTGACTAAAATAGGATTTTTCAAACCAAATTGCTTTATTTGTTTTTGAAGTCTTTTGACCCTATCCTTTTCTATAGGTCTGT